ACCAGAGTCTTGCGCAGGGCACTGCAAAGGGTGTGGGCGGCATTCTGCCTTTGGAGCTGGGTCATCAGCCTTAGGGCAAGCTTGGCGGTCGCGCGATAGTTAGCCTTGTCCTTCCAGGCGTTACCGAAACGGCGGGCCCAGAGCAACGCGATCAGCGGGCGCGCGCGGCCGAAAGTGAGCTTCTCCTGCATGTCGCGCCAGGTAGTGAAGCTCGAACCTCTGTAGTAGCCAGCCGGGAGTGGCACGCCCCAGAAAACGAAACGCTCGTAAGGGGAACCGTTCTCGAGGGCGAAGACCACGAGCTTCTGGACTAGCTCACTGAGTTGTTTGTGAGCGTTGACGGCCTGGAAGAAATCCTGAATCTTGTAACAGCCCTTTGGGGTGTGGCCCAGGAGGTTAATGAGCTGCACGAAGTGTTGGTGGGGATCCACTCCGTTCGCGCCGAAATCTGCTATGACCGGCCTCCGCTCGGCGGGCATGCACTTGCCGCAGAGAAGGTTGGTGTCGAAGATCACACCATGCGACTTGGGCAGGACCAACAGCCGGGTTGAAGGGAGGTCATTGGATTCCGAGTGCACGTGGTGGATCACCGGGATTCCGTGCCAGGCCGAAAGGTCGTTCAGGGGCAGGGCACACAAGTTGAGGATAGGGCTGAATCCGGTGTCCAGAATGCCGAGGATCTCCTTGGTCTTGTGATAATTGCGGCCGCCTGCGGGCCCAGTGCGCAGGTGCTTCAGGTTGGCCTGAAAGTCCTCAACCAGCCGGACGAGAGGGGCCTGGTTGGCGCTGGGCATGGCGAGTCGGGCGACGCCATGTTCGCAGACATCAGCCGAATTAACGGTGACTGTGGCGTGCCCGTTGACGCACTGAATCGGGCTCGGCGTCGGGAAGTTGTGGGCCTGCTCATACGCCAGGATGGCCGCGGGCGAGGGGTAGGGCGGCAAGGTGCAGATGAGCCCAGTGACCGCGGTAAAACAATGATGGTAGCAATAGCCATCCTGGTCCGGATCGAGGAGATAGCGGATGGCGTTGGTTGGCAAGTTGTGGATGGTGGCCAACCCATGGTCCACTGTGCTGTTGAACACCTCCTCGACCTGGTGAGGCATGGCATTCATCAACCTCATCAAGGTGTAGTGCCGGCGGCTCATTCCTGTGAGGGCATTCATGTTCTCGAAGGAGTAGGGGTTGAGATAGTCAGTCGGGCTGCGGCGCATGAGGGTGGCCCAGGCGAGACTGAAGGTGTTGACTATCTTATTCCAGATGCTGCCCTTGTTGTTCTGGATTT